CCGAGTGGGTGAACGACAGCCGCCACTACGCAGACCGGGTGAATACCCACGTCATTGCGCCGTTCCCGGTACCGGCAGACTGGGCAATCTGGTGCGGCCTGGACTGGGGCTACTCCCGCCCGTTCTCTGTTGGCTGGTACGCCGTTGACCGAGAGCGGAGAATGTACCGCATACGCGAGCTGTACGGCTGCACCGGCACGCCAAACACCGGCGTAAAGTGGGAGCCGGGCCAGGTAGCCAGGAAGATCAAGGAGATTGAGGCCGAGGACGTAAACCTGAAAGGGCGCACAATCCACCGTGTAGGCGATCCGGCAATCTGGGGCAGCGACGGCACCGAGAGTATCGGCGCTCTGATGGAGCGGGAGCGCGTTTTCTTTGAGAAAGGCGACCACGCCCGCATTGACGGCAAAATGCAGCTGCATCACCGACTGACCTTCGACGAGGACGGCCACCCGATGCTGTATGTATTCGACACCTGCAAGCACTTTATCCGCACCGTGCCTAACCTGGTCTACGACGAGACCAACGTGGAGGACATCGACACCGACGGCGAAGATCATATTTACGACGAGTGCCGGTATGTGTGCATGAAAAATCCCATAGCACCCAGACCCAGAGTTGTTGCGCAGCCCAAGCCTTACAGCCCCCTGGATCTGGACGACCCCCAGCACCACGACCGTTACGAATTTTTCAGAAAATACTGAGGAGGGAAAAACTATGGCTTTCTTCGAAAAGAAGCCCAGCGCCCCGGCGGCCCAGGCCGGGCGCATTGTCGGCACCCCCGGCATTCAGAGCGACAGACCTATGCCGCCTGAAATGGCCGCTATGCTGCTGACCCGAAAGGACAGCGAGCAGATTATCGGCAGCGAGGACATTCGCAAGGCCTCTGAAATCTTGCGGAAGTACAAAGAGGGCAAGGTAAACCTGGAAAACCGCATTGTGGACGATGAACTTTGGTGGGAACTTCGCCATTGGGAGAGCATCCGCAACGGTAAAAGCCGTACCGGCGCGCCCCACGGCCCGGACGGGATCCCCGTCAAGGGCGGCAGCAGAGCGCCCGCCGCACAGCCGGAGCCGTCGTCTGCCTGGCTGTTCAATTCCATTATGAACAAGCACGCTGACGCAATGGATAACTACCCGGAGCCTGTTGTGCTGCCCAGAGAGCGGGACGACGAGGAGAGCGCCAAAACCCTTTCTTCCGTTCTGCCCGTGATCCTGGAGTATAACGACTACGAGCAGACCTACTCCGACAACTGGTGGGAGAAGCTGAAGCACGGCACCGCCGCTTATGGCGTGTTCTGGAACGCTGCAAATGAAAACGGCCTGGGTGACGTGGATATTCAGGAGATCGACCTGTTGAAGATGTTCTGGGAGCCTGGCAGTACCGACATGCAGAAATCCCGCAACCTGTTCCTGGTGGAGCTGGTGGACGAGGATCTTCTGGAGATGGAGTACCCGGAGTTGAAGGGCAAGGCCAAGGGCAACGCCGTAGACGTGAAGGAGTATCTTTACGACGAGAGTGTGGATACCAGCCATAAGGCCGTTGTAGTGGATTGGTACTACAAGGTGAAGTCCCCCAACGGGAAAACTACCCTCCATTACGCGAAGTTTGTGGGCGATACCCTGCTGTATGCCAGCGAGAACGACCCGGAACGACGCGAACGCGGCTTCTACGATCACGGCCAGTATCCCGTCGTCCTGGATGTGATGTTCCCGGAAAAGGGTACGCCGGTCGGCTTCGGTTATGTTGCGATCTGCAAAGACCCGCAGCTGTATATCGACAAACTTTCCGCCAACATTCTGGAAAATGCCATGATGGCGACCAAGCGGCGCTACTTCGTATCCTCCTCCACCAACATCAACCGTGAACAGTTCCTTGACTGGAACGACCCGCTGGTGGAGGTTGAGGGCGAGCTGGACGACCGGCGCATTAAGGAAATCGTATGCCAGCCCCTGGATAACATCTACGTGACCGTTGCACAGATGAAGATCGAGGAGATGAAGGACACGGCGGCCAACCGCGACGTGAACAGCGGCGGCGTTGGCTCCGGCGTTACCGCTGCTGCCGCCATTGCGGCCCTCCAGGAGGCGGGCAATAAGGCCAGCCGTGATATGATTGCCGCCAGCTACCGCGCCCATGTCACCATCAACAGCCTGTGCATTGAGCTGATCCGGCAGTTCTACGACGAAACCCGCTCTTTCCGCATTTCTGGAAACGCAGCCGGTGAGTATGAATTCGTAGATCTGAGCAACAGGAAGCTGAAAGACCAGCCTGTGGCAAAGACTGCCGGAGGCGATGTGCTGTACCGCCGTCCTGTGTTCGACCTGAAAATCAAGGCGCAGAAGAAAAACCCGTTCAGCCGCATGGAGCAGAACGAGCGGGCCAAAGAGCTGTACGGCATGGGTTTCTTCAACCCGGAACGCGCCCAGGAAGCCCTGGCGGCTCTGGAAATGATGGACTTCGAGGGCATCGACAAAGTGCGCGAGCAGGTGCAGCAGGGACAGACGCTGCTTAACATCTGCCAGCAGATGGCTACGCAGCTCGACCAGATGGCCCTTATCATTCAGGCGCTTACCGGGAAGAACATGGGCGTAGGGGGCGATCCTGCCGCCGCTGGGAGCGCTGGCGCAGCAGCCGGGCAAGTTCCCGCCGGTGCCGCCGGACAAGCTGACAGCAAGCTTGCAAGAGGCATTATGCAGGCACAACAGCCCATGACCGGGTATGGCGAGGCGCTGGCAAAGCGCAGCGGCCCCAACATGAACACAAAGTGAGGCGGTAACTATGACGCAGGTATATCTGGAGCAGAACGGACGGCGCTTCACGGTATCCAGCCAGGGACACGCGACCGGCAGCCCGGAAGTGTGCGCTGCCGCCTCCTGCCTGATCTACACCCTGGCGGGCTGGCTGCATAACTCCTCCGTCCTTGTGGTTGAGGAACGCTTGAACAACGACGCGAGCGCCTTTCTCTGCTTCCACGGCGGGGACAGCGCTGAAACGGCTTTTGATATGGTCTGCGTCGGCTTCTTACAGCTGGCCCAGGAGTACCCGGGGTACATTTCAGTAAATTTTCAAGTTATTTGAATTTTTTTCGGTTTTACGGGGTGAAAGCCTCAAAATCACAATGCTACACTGATACCGTCCTCCTGTTTCACCAGACGGGCGGGGCTGCGAGCGGATACGCCACCACCCCCCGCCCTGGTGAGGCAGAAAAGGGCCGATGCACGGGGGCGATACTCCCGCGATTTTACAAGGAGGAACACCTATGAAGTTCAAAAAACTGCTGGCTATCAACCTGCGAATGTTCGACGGCGGCGCTGCTGCCGGTGGAGCTGCGAGCGGGGCCGGGGCGGCCGCTTCCGGTGATGGCAGCGCAAAGGGCGATACCAAGGGCGCAGTACCCGGAGCCACCCGCCGGGGAAGATCGGGCGAATATGCAAACGTGCTGTTTGGTAAGCAGAGCGACGGGGCGACCGTTACCGGAGCCGTTACCAGCGCACAGACCGAGCCTCACGCCGCCGGTGGGGACAACAAGGGAGTGCAGAGCACTTCCGACGCTCTGGAGGAGCGCCGCAAGGCGTTCCGCGAGATGGTCAATGGCGAGTTCAAGGACGTTTTCGCCGAGGAAACGCAGCGCATTATCAATCGCCGGTTTAGCGATACCCGCACTCTGGAAGCCCAGGTGCAGGCCCAGCAGCCCTTGATTGATATGCTGATGCAGCGCTACAACATCGGCGACGGCGACATGAAGAAGCTGACTGCCGCTCTGGAGAATGACGACGCTTACTGGAACGAGGCCGCCGAGCAGGCGGGCATGACTGTGGAGCAGTACAAGCAGTTCCAGAAGCTCCAGCGTGAGAACGCAGCATTCCAGAAAGCCCAGCAGGGCCGCCAGAGGCAGCAGCAGGTACAGCAGCAGGCCCAGAAGTGGTTTCAGGAGGCCCAGGCCGTCAAGGCCAAGTTCCCCAAGTTCGACCTGTCCGTCGAGTTGCAGGATCCCAACTTCGCCGCCATGCTGCGCGCCGGTACCCCTGTGGAGCACGCATACAAAGTTCGCCACTTCGACGAGCTTGTGAGCGACGCTGTGCAGGTGACGGCTTCCACCACGGAGAAGAACGTGGTGAACAATATCCGCGCCAGAGGCAACCGCCCCGCCGAGAACGGCACTACCGCCCAGAGTGCATTTACCATCAAGGACGACGTTTCCAAGCTTTCCAAGAAGGATCGCGCGGAAGCCGCCCGCCAAGCTATGCGAGGGGCAAAGATCGTATTCTGATCTCCTCTCGCCAAGAAAGGAGATTTGCACCATGAAGAAGTTTAAGAAGCTGATGCTGCTGCCCGTCTACCTGTTCATGTTCGACGGCCAGCCCAACACCAACCTGACTACCAGCGACGGCCTCAGCGATGAGATGAAAACTTATTACAGTGATTATCTCATCGACCTGGTGGAGCCTGAGCTGGTGCATGATCTGTTCGCACAGAAGCACCCCATTCCCAAGAACGGCGGTAAGACCATTGAGTTCCGCCAGTGGGACACCCTGCCCGAGATGGTCACTCCTCTGACCGAGGGTGTTACCCCCGACGGCCAGAGCCTGAGCATGAGCACCGTCACCGCCACCGTCGAGCAGTACGGCGGCTACGTGACCCTGTCCGATATGCTGATG